CCCAAGAGGCTCGTCTCTTACTGCAATCCCGCTACGGACCACGTGCAGTTCCTTACCTTCCCCGACTTATTCCCGGCTAACAGTCATGAACATTTGTGTTTTTGGGGGAGGTGGGCCAGCTGGTCGATTTGGTCCTGATTTTTGCAGCCGTGCCAGGAGCCAGGGACACACAGTTCACACTATATCACACCGTGATCATCCCAACTGTATAACTGCCAATTTTGGCAATACCCAAGATGTAGTTGATAAATTTCAGTCCGTGGCCGCCATGGTGCCCTTGGACCTAGTGTTGTACAACACCACTGCGGCCAGTTGGCCTGATCAACCCGGATGTTTTGATGGTACACAACACTATCAAGAACATGGCTGGCAAGATACCGTGAGAATACACGCTGGAATACCACATGCTGTTGCTCTGTGTGCAATGCAATATTTGAAATCTGGTAGCAGTGTGGTGTTCATAACCTCGGGTATGTCATGGGAACACCAAAGAGACTACAGCACCTGGGCAGCTGGCTATGCTGGCGGCAAGGCCATGCAAAATCATCTCATGTTGGCCCTAGCACAACACAATCCACATGGCATAGTGTTTACGTCAGTGGCACCACATTTTACAACCGAAACATACGCTGCAATCTTTGACAAGATTTACAACCATGTCACAAATATCCGTGCTGATCACAATGGTCAAGTGTGTACCTTTTGGCAATAGCTCGTTGTAGTTCAATTGGATAGAATCACTGCCTCCTAAGCGGTAGATCCAGGTTCAAGTCCTGGCAGCGAGACCAGTAAATACAGCATGAACTTTGCAGTACGTGATCAACAAATGCTGGCTTTGTTGCGCCAACTGGGCAACATGCCATACAACCCGCCTTCGTACACCTGTGTCAAAGAATTTGTGGGCAGTTACTTGTTGAGTAACGCCCACTCGCCGTTTTCGCCTGATCAAATTTTAAATCAACCTCCTGCTGTGTGGACTGCTGATCCTCCTTATAGAAAAGTTCAATAGCCTCTATTGAAAAATACAATAGCAAAAATACCACTTTCTCCTTGACTTCATTGATATATACTATTATAATAGCGTATCAGTGAAAACACTGAGAGTTATTGGTTTTCAACGCACGAAGGAGAAGATATGAAAACAGTTGGCGATAAATTGACCGCTTTTGCAGTCACAGGCGTGAACCCCGGTAAGGACGATTTCTTTACCATCACCGAAAAATCATTTGAAGGCAAGTGGAAAGTAATTGTTTACTATCCAAAAGACTTCACATTTGTTTGTCCCACAGAGATTGTGGCCTATGACAAGTTGTTCCAGGACTTTGCTGACCGTGATGCTGTATTGCTCACAGGTTCAACAGACAATGAGTTTTGCAAATTGGCATGGCAACGCAGCCATGAAGACCTCAGCAAGATCAAGCATATCCAGTTTGCAGACACTGCTCGCCACGGCCCCGGTGAAGAACGCGGCGGTGTAAGTCTCATTGAACAGTTGGGCGTGTTTTATGCTCCGGCCGGTGCAGCACTTCGTGCCACATTCATTGTTGATCCAGACAACACAATCCAGCACGTTACTGTCAACAACTTGAACGTGGGTCGTAGCCCAGAAGAAACCCTGCGAGTGCTTGATGCATTGCAAACTGGCGAACTGTGTGCATGTAACCGCACAGTTGGCGGTGAGACACTGTAATGCTTGAGTGCTTAATCATTGGCGATAGCATTGCTGTAGGCATACATCAGGCCAGGCCTGAATGTGTGTCCTATGCCAAGGTGGGATTGAACACTCAGCAATGGAATCGTGACTACTTGAAAAACAATCTTTCAGCCAAGTCTGTTATCATCAGCCTTGGTGCCAATGACCATGCCGGTGTCAGAACCAAGGCAGAATTCCAACGCATTAGAGAAAAAGTAGGAACTGATGCTCGAGTGTTTTGGATTCTACCTGCAATCAAACCTGAAATTCAGGCCTTGATACAGCAAATGGCAACTGAATATGGTGACACTGTGATCTCAAGACCCAAGAGTCATATGAGTGCAGACGGAATTCATCCCACGGGGCGTGGATATAAAATTCTAGGGGATCAAACACGATGAGTTTTATTGAATCAATCAAAGGTGCTTTGCCGGATTATGCCAAGGACACCAAGTTAAACCTTGATGCTGTGCTGGTACGTAGTACCCTGGATGCAGATGTGGCCATGGGTTGTGCTGTGGCTGCCCTGGCCGCCACAGGCAACGGCCGGGTGCTGGCTGTGTTGTTGGCAGATACTCCTGTGCATGCCGAGTCAGCAATGACTGCGGCCAGCATCATGGCACAGAACAACGTGTGGTATCCCTATGTTGAAATGGCTGATGATCCTGCTCTAAAAGGTCTGCCAGCACAGTTACGCATGAACGCCATTGCCAGCCACGGTGGGACCACTAAAGCCAACTTTGAAGCATTCTCTTTAGCAGCCAGTATTGTTGGAAAATGCGAGTTCTGCGTGAAAGCACACTACGACACCTTGAAAGCAGAAGGCTACACAGTGGAACAGCTTCGTGACATTGGCCGTATTGCCGCAGTGATGAATTCAGTGGCCAAGGTTCTCAACAGTTAAAGTTGATACGTTCAAGCCCCGCTGGGGCTTGAATTGTGGGCAAACCATTGTTGTTGAACTTGGTGCTGTATCAAGTTCCAAATACTCTCAGGCACAGTGTCTACAATCAAACGCATGGTAGCAACAAATCTTGGTTGAGTAGATGTGTTCACAATGCTGTGAATAAAAGATTGATTGTTCAGTAGATACACACATCCCACACAATGTGGCAATTTTCCCCAGGGATAAATTTTCAACTCAGCATCAGAGCTGTGTATGGGAATCCACACATGAGACAAACAATCAGGATCTTGGAATGCGTCCTTGTGCGGTTCAAGGTACCCACCTGGATCCAATCTGGCCAGCTTGAGAGAAGAATATTTAATTCCTAATTGCTGCAATTGAATCTGCAAGTCAATTGCACCATCGGGCCTGGTAATTCCAGTGAGCTGGTCAGCATTGGCAGCTGAGTCAACACCACTGGCAAGACGTTTTCCTTGAATTTTTAAATCATACCGATGTTCACTGTGCGGTCGTTTGAACCATGTGGAACCTTGATGTTGGTTGTGTTGATTCCATTTTCTCTGGTTCCAGGCCAAATCAAAATCATCTGAGTTGTTGACACACCATTGATGGGTGGAGTCCATGTCCAGGCCAAGATCAAGTTCAACAAAGGGTATCTTGGTGTTTTGCCAAAAAGTTGCAATGGCATCTTTGTAGGTGCCCGGCACTTGATATCTGGGAAACTCCGCGGCAAAAAAATCAGCTGTTAGTTTGTTCATAGTTGTTAACATACCACTCCCATACCGGGGTGCTAAAAGTCATGGTCCAGGTGCCATTGAGTCTGATGTCAGTTCCCCCGGCATACACTGGTTCGATTGTGTGTCCTTGTTGACGCATGTGGTTGACCCAATCGCTGCTCATGGCATGTTGAAAGTTGGAACAAAAGTACAATGCAGTCTGCGCCAGGATGCCATCTATTTCAACTTCTTGTATCTTGACCCAGTGATCAATCATGCCAGCCTCTTCAAACACCAGATCATGATCAGTTTTGTCCTGCATGATCACCTGCAATTGATTGTGATCTGCTAATTCACAAGTGGTTTCAAGTATGATGTTTTCTTGGTATGGTGACACCTGATCACACCAGACTGGGTGTGGAAATAGCTGTTGGCCGTTTATGTAAAATTCCAGATTTGGGCGTCGTCTTCCCCAGTGGTATTCGATGTAGAAACGTAGCATGGGCATGACAGTACTTATAAACGGAGCAATTGAGGTTGCGTTTAATCAACAAGTTGTGTATAATAAATACTTTACAACTCACAAGGACATGTATGAACTCTGACATTCAAACTCTTGGTCTCACCAGCGAAGATGCAGTGGCCATGGTGGGCAATCGATACAATCTGGTACTGATTGCCAGCAATCGAGTTCGAGAACTGTCTCGTGGGGACTTGCCCCGAGTCGCTTCCAAACATGGCCCCATACTCACTGCATTGCTGGAAATTGAGCAAGGCAAAGTTGGTAATGAATACCTTACCAAGACACCGTCTGCAGAACCTCGCCGACGCAACAACCGCAGATAACACATGACTGATTCCAGTTTTACCCCGCCAGCAATAGCCTATCCCGAGAACACCATGTTCAACTGGGATCACAAAAATCAAATTTGTCCCACTCTGTGGCAGTTGGAAAATTTTCTAAACGATGAGTGGTTGACAAAAATCAAGAATGACTATCGCAGAACTGAAAGCCTGTGGAGTAGCCGTTACCCCAATCGCCTGGTCATGGAAAACAATCACTGGCTCAATGCTATCTTGTTTGGGTCTGCACTGATTCCCTATCTTGAAGAACTCACAGGTGAGAAATTGGGCCTGGCCACTTGTCGTGGATACCTTGATCTCAGTGGTGCTAATTTTTACCCTCATTTTGATTCGCCCCAATGGGTAGTAAACGTGCAGATCTATCTTTCGGATGTTGACATGCCAGAACTGGGCACTCAGTTTGTGTTGGACAAAGATATCAACTCCACAGTAACCGAAGGCTTTGACGAACAAGGCAATTCCTTGCCAGTTGATGTTGAAGATCATGAATACTACACTGTGCCTTTCCGTAGAAACTGGGGTTATATCAACGACAACCGGTATCGCAAATTACACAAGACTCGCTTGGTGCCGCCGGGTTTTGCCCGTGAAAGTTTGCACTTGAACTACGGTCTTCGCCAAGGCAGCGAGACCGGTTTAGAAGGTGTTGCTGAATGGGCCACAACTGGTCAAACCAAGGTACTGGAAAACTGGCATGCGGCAAACCAACAGCTCAACACCGTTGATGGATTGAGAGCTTGGCTAGTTACCAATTCAAACTTTCACCAAGACACTTGACCAAAATCTCTTTTAGTGCTATAATAACGCATTAAAGGAGATTTTATTATGCCCTGGATCGAAAACGTTGCCGCCGCAGATGTGCCCATGCGGTACCATCACGATGCTGGCCCTAACTCGATGCTGATCCAGATCATGGATCCTGCACCCAGCTGGTGGCCAGTGGCTGCACATGATTTTAAAGAAACGCATCGTTTTGAATTCCTTGATGCTGAAAAGTCTGACAACTTTCCCGACGAGACCAAGATCAGCAATGGTCAGGCCCAGGAGATTGTCAGGTTGTTGAAGCATGCCTTGGACCATCGCATGAATGTAGTGGTGCATTGCATGGCTGGAATCTGCAGATCAGGTGCTGTAGCAGAAGTTGGTGTGATGATGGGCTTTGATGATACCAAGCGTTTTCGCAGTCCAAACTTGTTGGTCAAGCACAGTCTGATGAAGGTGCTGGGTTGGACATACGACGAAAACGAAAAGCCAAACTTGGATGATTGGCGTACATTTAAAAACAATTTTTAAAAAGGAAATAATGAAGACCTATATCACAAGTGATCTACATTTTGGACACACCAACATCATGAAGTTTTGTCCCGTGACTCGTGCTGGGTTTCGAGATGTAGACCACATGAATGAATGTTTGATTCAAGAATGGAATCAAATTGTGCATCCTGGTGATCAAACATTCATTCTTGGTGATGTTGCATTTTGCAACGTGGAACGAGCTGTGTCAATACTGCAACGACTCAATGGTGACAAGATCTTGATTGAAGGTAATCATGATGCCAAGCTGATCAAGGATCAAAAATTCCGGGAGTGTTTTCGTGAAACACACCAGTATCTGCGTTATGTTCACAATGGCCAGTTGGTGATAATGTTTCACTATCCCATATGGGAATGGGACCAAATGCATCGTGGATCAGTACACTTCTATGGTCATGTGCATGGCAACAAGACTGGCCTGGAAAAGTATCGTGCTAGAGACGTGGCATTTGACGCCACAGGGTGTGTGGCCAGTGACATGGACCGAATGATTGCAGATGCATTAAAGGGTGAGATTCGATCTCATCATTGAGGAGAGTGTATGCCTAAATGTTATCAGTTGGTTGGAGTTCCGGCATCAGGAAAAAGTACCTGGATCCGGAATCAAGACTGGGCCCTGGGCCTGACAGTGGTCAGTACCGATGCATTTGTGGAAGACTATGCCAACAAGCAAGGCAAAACTTACTCAGAGGTGTTTGATGAGTACATGCCCCGAGCAGTGGACCTGATGACCAAGGTCGTGATCCATGCTCGCAATCATGGACATGACATTATCTGGGATCAAACATCAACCAGCTTTGCCAGTCGCAGGCGTAAATTCAACATGTTGCCCAACTACGAACACATTGCTGTGGTGTTTCAGACTCCCGACGAACCAGAGCATCAACGCAGACTGAAGTCTCGTCCGGGCAAAATCATCCCTGAAACAGTGCTGTGGGACATGGTTTGGAATTTTGAAATGCCCACACACGAGGAAGGGTTTAGCGAAATCTGGTATGCTTGACCGAAATTTGCTCATGTGCTATAATATAGCATTGTTAAGGAGATGTCATGGAAGTAGTTGAACGTGCTAGAATCTTTGCCACAGCGGCTCATTCAGCTGTAGCCCAATTGCGCAAGTACACCATGGAGCCGTACATTGTTCATCCTCGTGAAGTTGCTGACATTGTTGCAACAGTGGATCACACTCCCAAGATGTTGGCCGCGGCCTGGTTGCATGATGTGGTTGAGGACACCGGTGTCACCAACGAAGTGATTCGTGCCGAGTTTGGCGACAAGATTGCTGAATTGGTGGGATGGTTGACCGATGTGTCAAGGCCTGAACAAGGCAATCGTGCCACACGCAAGGCCATTGATCGTGCTCACACTGCGGCTGCACCTGCTGAAGCTCAAACCATCAAGTTGGCTGACTTGATCTCCAACACCAAGAGCATTGTAGAGCATGATGAAAAGTTTGCTCGCACATACTTGGAAGAAAAGAGATTGTTGTTGGAGGTAATGACACGCGGTGATCGTGTGTTGTGGAAACATGCCAGTGTCATAACTCGTGCAAGACCATGATTATCATTACCAACCATGATGGTAGCATACAATTTCCTTGGGAACCAGATCTGCTGGAGTGGCTTAATGAAAATTATCCCTTCAGCAGATATCACTTAGTGGAGTTGAAAAATGTGGGCTCGTGAGCAAAGCGTAACCTATCTCAAACAATATATTCGTGCTAGGAACACCACACCTTGGGTTGCGAACATGTGTCCCAGCAGTGAAGAACGAGCCAGATCAACTTTACAATACCTGGGTGGCATGGCCGGAGATTGGTACGGCCAACGAAGTGACTGCACCTACTACTATCCACAAAAGGTAAAAGAATGAACGATGAATCTCACTTGCCGGTCAGTGAACAAAGTCTGGTGTTCCGTCTACGAAAACGTGCTGAAATACGTCGGCAAATCTCAGACAGAAAAAGTGTACAAGAAGGGGCGCGAGATCGCATTGCCGACCTCTTGGAAGAGGCCGCAGACGAGATTGAATCCCTGCGCAACAAAGTAGAATTTTATCGTAGTACTTG